ACAACGGATAGGAATTGCACATCACGTAGTCAATCTGTTTGGCTTCAAAATACTTTTGTACTGCAATGATTGATAACCAAGCGCGATTAACGTGGGCTACTTGATTATAAAAATACTTATAGTATTGATTCTTGTATCCTCGCGGCACAGCTCCGTTAACATACCAACCATGGGTGGTGTTATACTGTCCGTCGTAATCCACAAACGCTGGCGTTTTACCATCTAGCCAACTGGCAAATTTTACATCAGCTTGAAGATGCGGGGTTGCTGAGTTTACGTAAAGATCATATCGATCAGCAGACGGCCACATAATTACTACCTTATCATTGCCGGATATATTACTAGTAAAGACTTTTTGAACAATGTAATCGTATCCGGCTCCGCGTTCTGCACCGTTAACCAACGGCACATGTAACAAGTCAGAAAGAATATTGGCCCAGGTATCAATATAATTATCTTTGGTTAAGCTGCAACCAAATACAAAAAGTTTTTGACACTTGTGAACAATATTCATCTAATTATAAAGGCCAGTAAGTCCAGCAGGAAATTCTGGACCTAAGAGTTATTGTGACTTGCTTAGACAGTTTGTCCATGCATTTTTCCTTTATAAATGATATGTGCTATTTCGCTGTGTGTTTGATGGAATTTTTTATCTCGTACACTGTCTAATTTTAACATATATTCTGCCAGTTGGTCAATCAAATTTGGCGAGTGTTTGTTCTGTTTTAGTATGTCAATGATGGGAATCACATTGTATTTTTTTAATTTGTCATGGGCAATTTGCTCTAGTTTATCAATGACCACGTTTGTCAACTCTTCGTTCATTGTTGCTATGTTTAGATAGACTGGTAATTCTAATAGATTAAAATTCAACTTGTTGAATTTTTTTGTTTCAAACCAATCTATTAGCTGACCAAGATAATAAACGTTCTGGATATTGACTGTGGAAAATACACTGAGTACCATGTTTGGCAATTTGAATTTTAAAAATTTATCCAGATTGCTGTCGACCTGACACCAGTCACCGCCGCGTTCTAGTTCAAATTGTGTGCCAACATTGTCTATGCTGAATGAAATATCTACTTCTCGAAACAACTTCCATTTTTCAAACAGGTGTTCTGGATACACAGACCCGTTTGAATTGTAATGTAGTCTGATTGTGTGTGCGTAATTTTTTTCTATTAGATAATCTAGAAAAATTTCATGTTGTTTAATAAGAAAAGGTTCTCCGCCATAAAAATCAATGTTGCACAGTTGATTTCCCAGTAGGCCAAGCATTTTCCAAATTTGATCATTGTCGACCCATTGCCCTTTTCTATTGATTTCTTTGAGATTGATTGTGGAACCAAAATATTTGACCCGCTCTTCGGCTATTCTTGAACTGTTCGACGGTGCACATATTCTACAATTAAAATTACAAAGATTTCCTAGTTTTATGTCTAGACTAATCAAATTTCCAAAAGAATCTTTTTCTATGTCCAGGCATTCGGCGTCTACTCCAAGATATTCCCGAGCCCAGTGGCGATTTGATTTTCCGTTGTGTTGTTCTTTCATCCAGCATGCCGAACATCCTGCTGGTTTTTCGCCTGCAAGAAATTGCGTTCTTAACTGTTTTAAATACTTGCTGTTGTAAACTTCCTCCACACTGTTGTTGTTGATGTTGTAAGGAACATTGTTGGAATCTGTTATTGATTCCTTGTAAGCACAACAAGGACTGAATTCACCAGCTGTTGAAATTTCCATGTGTGCCCAGGGAATAAAACAAAAAGTGTCAGGCAAATTAATTGCAGGGTTATTAACAATGTCTGACAATTGATCACCAAACTCAATGTCTAATGTTGAAAACACGCAGTGATCCGTTGAGTATTTTTTTCTAACCAGCTCAATCTGATCCAAATCACTGGCAGGACTGCAAATCAAAATAAAAAAATTAGATATATCCAACAGTGCCGCTGCTTTTTGTATGTGCGTCAACATGTCAATGGATATCAAATTCCTGCTGTAAAGAACTATTCGATCATTGGTATTGTACGCCGGTTGATACCATTGTTTGAATAATTTATACAGTGTGTTTCGGGGTTGCCCGCGCAACTGGTCCACATCGACTAGACCGACTATTTGATAGTTGTGATTTAGTTCTAAATATTCTTTTAGGTCAGTTGATAGAATTGATATCACTTGAGTTTGTATAATTCCGTAAAAATTTTACTGCTGTTTGTGCCGCGACGTTGATCCATTATTGCTAATTTTTCAAAAGATCCTGCTAAATTTTTTTCAATTGGTTGTGTTATATAGTGTAGCATATTACGATAACTGTCCTCCAGCAGGTAGCCCGGATGCTCGGCAATTTTTGATTCCAATTTGGTCTTTAACAAGTTCAACACATTTTCTGGTAAATGTCTAATATTCAAATAGTCAGGAGATAGTAATGCTCCAATGATAAAACTGTTGTTGTGAAATCCCAGTTCTTTTAAGTAATCCACACATTCAAATACTGTATCATAATTCAGTAAGAACCAAAGCATGTTGAAACTTATCTTGTGATCTAATTTTCTGATTGTGTTTAGATTATCCAAAAAATCTGGCCACCGGCCGCCAAATCGTACATATTCAAATTCTTCTTCTGTGGTTTCTACACTCACTGTCCAATGGACATTTTTAAAACCGCATACCGCATCAAATACCCCGGTGTCAACTTTGCTGAGATTGGTATTTATTCTGAGGTTGACCTCAGGGTTCAATTCTCCTAGTAGTTCTAAATTTTCTTTCATCAACAACGGTTCGCCACCAGCTAGATACACATGTTTAAGATTTTTAGCGTGTTGATAAATGTACTCTTTAAAAACTTTGTGTTGTTGTTCAGTTGGTATTTCTGTTCGCACATTTAATTCATCAGCCCAGCGACTACTAAATTCAGGACTGCAATAAACACAAGCAAGGTTACATAGATTGGTCCAGCGTACATCAATGGCTTGAAGATCAAAATTATTAACTCGATATGTATCCAGCGGCGTTTTTTTAAATTCTTTTATGTAAAAAATTCTATCGCTGATAATATCAAATCCTTGTTTACTGTGCTCTAACTCATAGCAAGTGTGGCAACCTGTGGCCGGTTTGTGGTTGGTTATGTTGGTTTGTTTGGTCAAATTGATTGGACCCAACAATATTTCTTCAATGGGTGTGTCTTTGATATTGCCCAGTAGTCCAACTTTTTCAACACTGCGAATGCAATTTTTAACTTTGCCATCAAAATTATACATTAGGCCCGTCCACGGCATTGGACAAAAATGTTTGTTTGTCAGCACGTCCTTGGGAGTCATTCGTTTATGGGTCCTAGCGATATATCTGGAATTGTTAAATTATTATCTTGGGCCGTGCTGAGCAAATTCAATAATGTCCTGGCCCAAACATCGACATCAGCAGCCGGCGGCACAGTTTTATCTGGACTTGTGGCAATGTTGCCTGGGCGAACTACAGTAATTTTTATTCCAAGTTGTTGATGCCGTATTTGACTCACAGCTTCTTCTAGAGCAATTTTTTGCACACGATATTGAACCATGGCCAGCCCGGCAAGATTGGATATTGGATCCTGCGTCATCATGGTACTGATGACTATAATATGTTTTTTTGTTCCTTGCCAACGCAGAGCCATTTCAAACAACAAATCGGTTTGACAATATCCAACCTGGGCGTTGTTTATAAACACATCACAAGATTCAATTTGATCTATAATTTTGGGCATATTACGTATGTTGTTGCCGTTGCGCCTGCTGAGTCCAACAATTTCATGTCCTTGACTTTGATATATGTTGGCCAGAGCTTGCCCTATGCCTGCTGTGTGTCCAGTAATAGCTATTTTCATATTATACCCCGTAGTCGTTTTTGTTTTTCTACATATGCATCTCTAAAAGTACTGTCGGTATTATCAACACTTAGCTCAAATGGAGTTTTTAAGTAAGCGTAACTGTGATCAATCCCGTGGTCGTGTGCAAATTGTTGAATGTTGGGCAAGTCGTTGACATTTAATATGCTAACGGTTGTCCATAAATTTAATGCCACTGGCATTGTTTTATATATCATTAAATTATCATAAAAGTCTTGCCATGGTATTGGCCAGCGCACAAGATCATGAACCGATCCTATGCCATCACAACTGACCGTGACTGTAACTTCAATACCACGCTGAGATATGTCTGTTAGTTCTTTAAGAACTGTGCTACAATTTGTATTGAGTCGCAGTGTTTTAAGATTGGGAGGAAGGTTAGATAATATTTTTTTGTAGTTTTTGCTATAACTGGGTTCGCCGCCGTTGATGTCTAGATGCACGATACGATCCTGGGGCAAGTCCCAGAATTTATTAAGATTGTTGTACACCGGAAATCCTGCACCGTTCAGACTGCCTATTCTGGTACTCAAGGTCTCGTTACAGGACAGACAGGCTGCGTTACAAACATTGTCCAGCACTCCACCTACTTGTAGATAATTTTTTTGTTGTGTATTTTGATCTGACTCGATGGCATACTGTCTAATGCTGTTGGGCTCAGTTTCCTGACATCGTACACATTCTGCAGGCCACTTGTTGTTCTGCATTTTTTCTCGAATCTTGGCCAACCAAGTGCTGGACTCCATATCGGCCAGGGTATCAAATTGCGGAGCATTGACCATGTGTCCACATCGACTCACGGTGCCGTTGCTGTTAAATCTTACAAAATGATCGAGTCTAGGACAATGCATAGGTTGGATTTAAAATTTGTTGTGCATAACCAATCACATATTCATATGCCGGCCGATCAACGGTTTTTATATGCTGTAACAATTGGGTAAATGTCATGGACTGACCAATACAATCAAATATAACTGTGTCTATTCGTTGATACATTTCGTTATTTGTTATTAGATTAATTTGATTGATCAATTCTTTTGATGCTGGTTGAACCCCAATGGGTTTCCTGTCAAGTCCAGTAATGTCGCCGATGGCCGACATTGGTAAAAAATTCAAAGTTGTATTAGAATCTAAATATCTTGCTAAATTTAATAGCCAAGAAAATTGCAAAGTATAATGCCGGTTCAACGACAAATAATTCAAAGCAAACCATTCCACAGTGACTGGATCAAGGTCCGGATTGTCTCTAACAGTGTGCTGTATAAATGTGTTAATTCCAGATATCAGTCTGTCATGAGGATTTCGAACAATTACATCAATATTGGTTAACTTTTGAATCTGTTGATTGATGAAAATTCTTTGAGAATTTTTTATTTTAAATCCATTAAAACTACTGTGTCCATTTTTAAAAATAACATAGACATACCGCTGTGACGGTACAACTTCTATTACCTCACAGCGGTCTGGAAATACAATGCGATCCAAATGTGACAGCATCGATCAGGCTTTTTGACGTGCCCTAATCATGGCCAAGATGTCTTCGGCTTTTTGAGTCTGAGGTTTGGATTCTACCGGTGCTGAAGCAACAGCAGGAGCCGCAACATCGTCCTCGTCGTCAAACGAACTGACAGGTGCAGGAGCGGCCTTGGCCACAGGTGCCGGTGCATCTTCATCTATTGCAGCTGGTGCTGATCCTGCAGGAGCATTAACACCGGCTGGGCGGAAATACTGGCCCCAACGTTCTGTGTCGTAGCTTTGGCCGTCTACACTGGCTTCAAACATTTCTTTGATGACCTTGACTTCTGCTTCGCTAGGACGCTTGGGCAAGAATGTTGAAAGATCAAAAAGTCCATGTTTATCTACTGCGGCCTGTTCAGCTTCTGTGAGTGCGCTTTCTTTGCGTGCCCATTTGCTACTGTTGTAGTCAGCAAACCCACCTTTGCTGGTCTTGGTAATACGGAAATCCAAGCCACGCAACAAGTCAGTTGGCAGTTCTTCCAATTCCGGATCCATCAAGGCGCCTTTGATAATGGTAAAAATCTGAGGACCAATGATAAATCTACGGATTGGATTCTCGGGAGTCTTGTCATCGCCGAGCGGATTTTCACGCACAAAGCCTTGGAAAATGTAACTACGTTTCTTCCAGTACTTGCGACCCATGTCTTCCAGGGCCTTGTCTTTGAACCAGGTGCGTACTTCGGTCAGCACCGGGCAGGTCTCTTGCCACATTTCCATGCAAGGCACTTGTACGTAGACTTGTTTTGAGTCGGCTTCGCCCTTGATACCATTAAATGGCAAGCGGATCATGGCCCGTTCTTGCCAAAAGAATGTGTTTTTAGTGTTACCATCAGGTAAGAAACGGAGTGTGGCACTGGCGCCTTCTTCCATGTTCCAATGTGGGTAAATCCCGTTGTCACCGCCTGTGGAGTTTCCGCCTTGTTTGGATTCGCTAGCGGCTAGTCTTGCGCGAATTTCTGCTAATGATGCCATAGTTGAG